CCCGAGCTTCTTTGCAAGCGCGTTGGCCTTGTCGACCAGCATCTTGTCGTAGAACGCCTTCATGCCTTCGCCGCCGATCTTCAGGTCGAGGCCGGAAAGCTCTGCTACGCCGTTATTCTTGTAGCCCTGCTCGTAAAGCTTCTCTGCGGCCTCTTTGCCAACCGTGTCGGCAAGGTTCTCCTTGGATGTGATCGTGTGATACTGGTCCCGCCCGCCGTTCTTTGGCGTAACGATCAACTGACCCTCGCCATTCTTGTTGTGGGTCAGATGCAGCGCCTTAACGTGCGTACTCAAGTCATACCTTGCCGCCTGCGCCTCGCCGGGTGTCCATGACAGCGCGTCGTAGCCGCCTTCCGCCGCATCGCGGATCGAACGCTTGAGCGCAACGTCAGGCCATGTGGTTTTGAACGGGGCGTCTGGAATGCCCCGCTGCATTAACTGCTCTCGCCCGCCTTCCAGCCTCATGGCTTGAGCGTCAGGCGGCATGCTGTCCCATGCTTTCGGATCGTTATGGAAACTGTTCACATAGTTCTTGGTGTAATCCAGAACTTCCTGATCGGTCGGCGCTTTTTGATACCCCTGCTGCCGCCCCTTCTGATGCCAGTCGCTCTGGATCTCCTCCAGATGCAACGACTTGCCGACACCGGGTGTCTCGCGGTCGTTCATCCGCATGTGGGCCAGGACGTTGGGTTCGTCCCAGTGGGAGGATTGGAACTGAGCAGGACTGTTAGCGTGAATTAAGCTTTCCGCAGCCTGCTCTCTGTAAAGCCGCTGAACATCAGGTGCAATCCGCTCAAACGGAGGATCGTTTTCCTTCATGTGGTAAGTTTCGTAACGATTTTTCGCGAACACCTCGACTTCCGCTGGCGATGGTTCAACCTTCTTCCCCGGCAACGTCAGCAGCTTCTCGCGATAGTTCTCGCCGCCGGGGAGTTGGTATTGGGAGTATCTAGTTCCGGCCCGCATACCTTGTGCGTCGTAAGCCGCATTCACCTCTGCCTTCTGTGCTTCGGTTAAAGAAGAATGCCAACCGCCATAACCAAGGTCTTTGGCAATTGCGTCCATCGTCTTTGCGTTCTGACCGAATGAGGTCTCCCCCAACGTCACCGCATTCTCAGCCGCATGCGCCTGCATCTGCGGCTTGGTCAGCATGCCCTCGCTTGGCAGATTGCCAAACACCCGGTCCAGTTCCTCCGCCTTGACGCCGGGCTGATTGCGCAAATAACCCAGCCACTGCTCCGGTGTGCCCTTGCCAAGCTTGGCGTTCTCCACGGCGCGTTGCGCGGCGCTGTAGAAGGGCGAACTGCCGATCGCGCCAACAGCGCCACGCGGCACGCTGGCGCTGCCAACGCCCCACAGATTGGCAAGCAATGGATCGAGGTTCTCGATAGATGTCTTCACCGGCTCAATATCGGTCGAGATTGCCTGCGTCCCGGCAGAACTATCAGGGAATTGCTCACCACTATATTGCTGCAGGCCAGAGAGTAACCCACGTCCCTTGCGGCCAACCTCTTGAAGAGCACTCCATAGCGTGTTCGCCAGCGGCGTTCCGACATACTGAACCTGCGGCGGGTTGAACGGATCGAGACTCGAGCCCGGCGACGCCTGCGCGCCGTCCTTCATGGTCGGCCCGCCGACCGTGATCCGCAGCGGCGCCCGATCGCCGCCCGGCCATAGCGATGGCGGCTCAGCGACCGGTTGCTGAGTTAGCTGGTCCCACAGTTCGGGCATCAACAGTTCCTACAGATGTCCGGTGGTCGCGGCGGATACGGCGGCAATGGCGGTACCGAACTTTCATCGGACCGAGGGGAAGTGAAAGGGGCCGCCGCCGCCGACCAGCACCGTCAGCAGCGCTATCAGCGCCAGCAGCAGCACAATGACCCAAACGCCTTGCTTCACCTTCTCCGGGATCGGATAGACGAACGACTCGATGACCCAGATGGCGATATAGACAATGCCACAGAGGACAATCAGGCCAATCAAAAACCAAAGTACCGAGATTGCCATTGCCACCATGTCAGCCTCCTAGGACGTAGTACGGGATCAGCAGGAACAGGATCAGCAGGATCAGCACGACCACCGCCCTGATCAGAAAATCCTTGTTGAAATCTCGCCACGTCATCAGAAATATTGACTTTCAATCGGCCCAAAGCCGGCGCGGGGCCGTTTGATGGCGCGGATGCGGTTGCGCCAGTATTGCGAGGCCTTGGGATCCGACTTGGCGCCGAACTCCTCGGCCGCAGCGTCGGCAACGATCTTGCAAAAATTGATGAAAATGTCGTCGTCCAGGGTGTCGGGGTCGGCGATGTAGACCTCGTCGGCCGCGAGCTCGGCGACCACGCTGTCGATATAACCGTCGATGGTGGCGGCATCCTCGGCAGACGGATTGGTGCCGACATCACCGCCGGTCAGGATCGCCAGCACCTTGAACTGGATTTCGGCGCGGGTCTTGGACATCAGCGTTTGGCTCGCTTCAGCCACGGCGCATTGCGCTTGGGCGTCTTCTGCCGCACGGGCGCCGTGTGCTTCACCGGTTTCTCGATCTCGGGCTCAGGCTCCTCGATCGGCTCGGGCTCGGACACCGGCTCGGGATCCGGCTCGGTCTTGGCGCGATGTCTGGCGACAGCGCCCTTGATCACCTCGAAAAACTTGTTGCGCGTGAGCTTGGCGATGGCGTGCTGGTTTTCCTCGCTGTCCTCGATCTCGATGGCCTGGCCGTCGAAGAACGTGCGGCCGTACAATTCACAGACCTTGCTGTCGCCCTTCGGCGCCCGATACGTCACCGACACTGTCACCGGCATCACAACCTCCTTTGGAAAACAAACGGCTCGCTCGCGGGCGAAAACGCACGAGCGAGCCGCCGGTCAAGCGCCTATCCCAGAACAAAGGCGCCAACCTTTTTTATTCCTTGTCTTCCTTGGCCTCGGCCTTGGCCTCAGCCTTGGCTTCGGCGAGCTCGGCGGCGGTCGGCTTGACGTATGCGGTGCCACCTTCCCCCGACACTTCGAAGTACTTGTTGCCCCGGAGCTTGGTAACGATCGCCTTCTGCGCCGGGGTGTCGTCGTCAAGATGCTCGGGCTTGCCGTCATGGAACGTATGGCCGAGCATTTCGGTAGTTTTGGCGTCACCTTTCGGTGCGTGATAGGTGACTGAGATTTTAGCCATGGATTTTTCCTCAGTTGTCGATGAAGCCGGTGAGGTACAAAGAAATCGTGCCGGCAGGCTGTCCTGTGCCCTGCAGATTTATCGTGATTTGTATCTCGGTTTCTGCCGTGTACTTGTACAGCAGACTGGTCGAGACAAGCGCCGTGACCGGCGTCACTGCGGATCCGGCGGCAGCACTGAGAATGCGCGCGCCCGAGGCCGCATCTCCGACATTGTACGTCATGCTGGCGCCAAGCACGGTAGACACCGCCAACACGCTGAGCACGACAAAACCGGCCGGCACGGTGAAGGCACCGAGAACGACGTTGGTCGTGTTGTCGGCCGCCGTGACTGTCACGACACGACCAAACGTCTTGTTGGTGCGAGCGAAACCCTGACCACCAGCCTGCGGCTGCGACCAGTCCTTGCGAGTTGTAGCTGCCATACGATTTCTCCTGATATGGCCTTATGCAGTTTCATCAAAGCCCATATTGATTGATTAATCAGGGTGCGATATGCTCGCTCCATGCCAATCAAATCAATTGAATTGCCATCCGCCGAGTATCTTCGCTCTCTTTTCAACTATGACCCCGAACTTGGCGTCATAAGCTGGAAAAAGCGATCACCGACAACGCGCACCAATAAAATTCATAATGTCCGCGATGCCGGTCATCCGGTTGGCTGCATTGATACTTGGGGCCACCGACAAGTCAGGGTGGAAGGCAAACTGCGCGCCGCTCATCGCATCATATGGAAGATGATGACCGGAAAAGATCCCAAGCATCAAATTGACCATATTAATGGGCGTTGCGACGATAATCGATGGATTAATCTCCGCGAAGCCACCGCGCTGCAGAACGCTTGGAATAAACCAATGCGATCCACAAACACGAGTGGCTTCGAATGCGTTTCACCGTTGAAAACCAAACGAGCCACTTCAAAGAAATGGCGCGTCACCATTGGCATCAACGGCAAACGCCTTTTTATCGGAGATTTTCACACCAAAGAGGAAGCCGTCGCGGCATATAACAAAGCGTTTGCTAAATTCCGCGACGTATCTTACAAAAGGTAACTACGAACTCGCTGGTGCTGCGACAAAGCCTGTCGCCATGCCCCAATCAACAAGTGACCCAGTCGTAGCAGAAGCCACACTGATCGGCGCTTTGGCTATCTTTGCAACACCGAATTGGGCTTCGACACCCATACCGGTGATGAAGTCATAATCGCCATCTTCAAGCTGAGTGGGGCGTGGCATCTGGCCGATCGCATAGGCCATCGCGCCTTGCCCCATCATGAAGAACGGCTCGACATCGGTCGATGAACCGGCGCCGACCAACAATAGGCGTTGGGTGATTTCCGGCATCTCCAGGTATTTGACGCCGTCGTAGATCAGCCCGCCGCCCGTGAAGATCGGGTTGTTGCTGGTCGGGGCCGCTTCACGAGCACGCGCATCGCGATTGGCCTGGTACATCACGGGATCATTTTTCAAATCCCGCATCGCGCGCGAGCCTAAGAAGCAGACATACCATTCCTGATCGGTGCCCTTGATCTGGAACGGGTTGATCTTCGGCCGGCCGTTATAAACGCCCGGGTTGGATGCCGAAACGCCGGTCTGCATCGCGATCTGCTTGAGGTAAGAGCCGATCGCCGCCGTCATCTTGTCTGCGGTGGTATCACATGCTGACGCAGCCGCAGTGAACGTCGCCACCGCTCCGGTTGCCACCGTGTAGTGGTTGCTGATCACGGCACCGAACAACACCCGATCATAGTTGGCCGCCAGCCAACTGTTCTTGTCCGACGCCTGCGCTGCCGACCAGCGCAGTCCATTGACGCGATTGCCCGGCGCGATGAGCCGGTTGGACTGGATGGTCGAGGT